CTCTTTGGTGGGGGGCACTCCGTCAACACGTGTAACTCCATCATCTCCCTCAACCACCATGGTACATTTCGAACCTCGCTCATGGCATAAAAAGTTCATAAACATTAAATTCGCAAACCCGTTACCCAACGACGTACACATCTCACCACTCATCCTGGTAGCATCTATATCCACAGAAAACTTACCAAACTTACAATGATTCCGACCCGCTATTATATTATTTACATCCGCCATGAACTGTTTATGTTCAGGCAGTCGCGAAGTCATCCAATCGTAAAGTTCGATTTCACAAGCTTCCATGAGGTCTTTCGTAAACAAAGACTCAAAAGATGTGTAGTCCGTCACCAAATATCGCCCGCCCTCACAATACAACATTTCCATGATGTATGAAGGACGGTCTGGGACCGGAATATGTTTGATAAACGAGGGGTGTGAATACACTGATTCTTCGATCAATTTAAATATAGGGCCGACCCTACATTTAAATATATCACTTCGGGAATTTATTGGGCGGGCGTGCTTATATACATCCGTCTCCACATAATATTCCTCCTTGATAAATGAATTCACCCCACTTACTTGGGGATCTTTAGTTGCATCGCCGGTGTAGTCCTGGAACGCAAATAGCAATTCCTTCCTTCTCCACTCCGGGTAGTTCGTATTCTCCACCCAGCGACGCACCGAGCAGTCCGCATCTTGCTCTATTGGTACAAATTGATGCCTGACAAAGGCTTTGCAAAAGGCTCTAAATCTCTCAATTAGCTTCTTTCGCTTGTCAGGATCTACCGGCTTGGAAATGCACTTATCTGCATCTCGACAATACCGGTAGGCTGCGCCAGCTAAACCCGTGTTGCGATCCTTTAGATCAGGTTTGGATGGGCAAGCACCTTCTATGTGAATTCCTAACGAGACTGAATTCGCCAGACGATCCTCTTCCAATATCGGGTCGTCCTTGATCGTAAACTCAGTTCCCTCCTTCACACCGGGAATATCTGCTTGCTTCACCTCCCCAAACCTGTAACCAAAGGCTACAACACGACGGCTTAGTTTAGATGGCGCGAGAGAAAAGGGGCAGTCACCTCCCTAACCTGTGACTGCGAAATAGCATACCCATGCGCAAAGTCAACTGTGTTCTGGAGAATATCCTCCTTCTTTAAGGTATTACCTTTCGAAAAGTTGACAAAGTGCATGCTCGCCGCTTGCTGATTCAATGCTTCAAACACCAAGTCAG